CTGCTGTTGTTTTGACACCTCCATACTCATGTATGGATTGCCGTCTTTGTTTTTGCGCCATGCTGCTAGTCGCATAGGTGTTGGCGCATCTTCTTGCCATGGCCCTGTGTAATCTGGCCGACCCTCATTGCCTTCTTTGTTATTCTCAAAGAGAACGCCACGTTTTTCGTAGACTTCAATGAGTGGCTTCCCTGCTTTAGTAGAAGTCTTAACTAATACTATGTTTGCATCTTGCCCGTTGGTATTTATTTTACCCTGCAATATCATTTGCTGTTGAGGGAAAGGCTTAAACGCTGCGCCTCTGTTAGTGTTGTCATGATCTGCCACGCTTCTGGCTCCTTTGTTAAAGTATTTTTGCGCTGCTTGTAGTCTTTCATTGTGGTTACGCTTTCTTTTTTTGGGCCCACAATAAGTCCCTGCCCTTGCACCGCACTTAGGACAGGGTACTTGTCTAATCATATGTCTGTCTGGATTTACCATCCTTCCTTTTCTGGTGGAGCGGCATACTTATTGCCATCCATCTTGCCCAAGAACACATCAGCATTAAAGCCAAGATGCGATAACGCTTTGGTTAAGCCATCAGTAATAGCCATCTTTGGTGCATCTTCTGCCATCCTGCCTTTAACAGAATCAAAGAACTTACGGCATCCTGTAAAGGGTCCAAAGACATTTGCTGGTGAGCCATGCCATATAGAAACATGGGCAAGAACTGCGCTGTCTCCATTGCTGACATTAACTACTTGAGTTTCGTTGTGCCATCCCCACCCATCTCCGACAGGGCCGAACTGTTCTGTAGCACAACGCACTTGATACATTGGATCAATCGCAGTGAATGATCGTGACCCAAAGCTGACTTTCTTTAGGTACTTAGGGTCTGACGCTTCGACTGCGTTCCATAAATCTAAATTGTTTGACACTGGTGTTCTCCCTTATTGGTGTCATGTGGGGAGCCGTTGCCCCCCACAATTTATTTTGGTTCTACAATTCTAAGTGCGCCGTTCTTACTTCTTTTTATAGATATAACGTCACTGTAAACTTCTCGTTCATCTGCTTTTACCATTGCTTTCAGGTCTTTTTTACTACTCTCAAATAGCTTGGCTTCGTCTTTGAATTTAAGATAGTCATACGCTGCGCTAACGAATCCATTTTCTTTGCTGGCATCTCTGCGTACCATTCCATCCACTGCAATTTTATCGTGCGATGGGGCTTGGTTGGGTACAATATGATCCGGCTCTTGTCCGCTAGTAACATGGTGCCAGAACTTTGCGACCACTTTCCACATTGAATTTTGATACTCTTTATCTGCGGATACAAATGCAGACTCCCATTTGCTGTTGCCGAAGATTGCTGACAGGTAACAGCCTGATACATCTGCGTATTTTATGTTGCTTCTCATTAGCCACAGGTAACATTGTATCTGCGGCATATAATATTCTATGATACCTTCCATACTATTAAACGCATTGGTGTGTTTTGCTTCTATTATACAGGGATTTTTGCCTGTTATCATTGCATCTATTGTGCCTTTGATGGGTACTGCTCCATCAGTGTGATACATTTCTTCTTCTAATTCTAACTGATGATTGCCTAGCCGAACATCATGCTCTTTTTCAAACCAACGTAAGTTAAACTGCTCTGTGTATGTGCCTAGTTGTACTGCTATATTATCTGATAAGTCAGGCGACTCGACTTGACCTGTTTTTATTTGCCAAAGCTCATGCCAGTTGCCTTGCATAATCTTGACGCAATCTGAGCCACCTATAAATCCTGTGCGTATCATGTGTTGTTCTCCCTTTCTTCGTTGTACTGCATACGTGCAGCAGGTGCAAGATATTTATCTAAATCTTTTTGCTCTATTGAGGTAGTCATAAGCAAAGTCTGCCGCTTGTGACCAGACAGGTAGCTGTCACAGATAGCTTCTCCGCGCTTTACACGGCCTTCTGTGACAATGTACTCCCTGTCTACCCGAGTAGCTGGCCCGTCAATAACAAGTACGTCTGAGGCTCTGTGAGACACGCCCTTGGCGGCAGTCGTAAACTTCTCAATGACAGGCAGCGTGCGAGACTTGGCATTGCGGGTAGTTTCTTTGATGATTGACTCTAAGTAATGGTCAACAAGGCGTTGGTCTGCATCGGCAGGAATGTTAGCATTGATAGCTTCTATAGTATCAACGGCAACAATGAGTGGGTCCACACCATTTGGCGGTGTGAACCTAGTAAGCACAGAAGATTTAAACCACTGCTTGATGTGAGCAATGCGTTGGTTATAGTTCATTGAGGTTCCCCCATGTTTCATCAGCCACATCATCTAACCACCGCTCACCATTAAGCCATGTAGAAGGATGCGGAATGTATTGCTTTTCAGTGCTGCGAGAATTGGCACTAAAAATTTTTACCGCTGAGAGTATTTCATCGGCGGTAACTTTCTTTAACGCAGAGTCATAGGCTCTACGCGCTGCGTTCTTAGCGATCTTACGTGGATACACATGCCAGAAATCATCAAAGTTAAACTCATTCATAACTATAATTCTATTGGTAGGTTCTATTGGTAGGTTATCATTGATAGGTTCTATGCTCACAGGGAGTGTACTGCTATGCTCTGTGTGAGTATCCCTACGCTCTACGTGAGCATCGGGTGTGCTCACTCTGAGCGTATAGAGCGTGGACATATTCTTGCGTTTCTGCCTGTAGATAAAGCTGTGTTCTTCTAGGTATGACAGCTTGCGAGTTACAGTTGCCATGCTCATTTCTGTATCAGCACAGAGTCGAGCATAGCTAGGCCAACATTGATTAGTTTCTTTGTCAGCACGATCAGCAAGGGCGATAAGGAGTAGCTTGGCAAGCGGATCGCCAACCTTGCTACTCATGGCAAGAGCCATATGTTTAAACGCCATTAGATATAAGGGAAATCTGCTGGTTTTAGTTCGGGCATAGTACAAGGTTCTTTTTCTGTGCTAATAAGTTTACGCAAACGAAAGAACCCTTTATGCTCTGGGTACTGTGCCATAAACCACCTAGCAAAGTACGGTCTGTAGTTATTGTTTAGTTTAAATTCTGTTGGGGCTTCACTAAAAAATGTCATTTCCCAACGCATGCGCTCACATATTGCGTAAGCACTGTAGGTTTCAAAGCCTTTATTGATAGCTTCAAAAGTAAAGCTAACAAATAAAGCCCATGCTTTTGGATGCTTGGTTATGAAGGCTTCTGCTTGCTCTTCAATCTGATCCTGTCGTGTGTAATTCATGTGTGTTCTCCATGAGTTTGATGAATGTTTCTCCGCTTAGTATAACAACTACTTGCGGATCGCCCTTCTTTCTTTTGTAGAAAGCTATGTCTCTCTGGTCTAAGACACTGAAAGGACTAGGAAAATTACTTAGGTCACGATACTTTACCTCCCCTACCAGTTCGTGTCCCATGAGGTTGAGTTTAATGTCGCCTCTATACTTGCCTCCCAATGCTCCTGAGAGGGGCTGGCGTTCACAGTTGATGCCGATTTTTTCAAGCCACTTGATGAACCACTTTTCATGGTAGGTTCCTTTTGACTTATTTTTGTTTGCCATATGTCTCGCTCGTAACAGTTAAGGCAGATGTACCAGTGTTTATTATTTCTTGTAGGATGGTTGCGAAGTATAGCTACAAACCATTTGGTTACGTCCTCACAATTATCACACTTAGCTTTCCCGCTTTTTAATTTCGATTTCATATCCTAAAGCATCCAGCCAACACATTAACATAAACCCCGATGGAATACGCTTATGCGTTTCCCATTTGTGAATCAATGATACTGTGCAACCAATACTGTGTGCTAATTTTTCTTGACTAATGCCACGTTCATTTCGCACATGGGCCAAGGATTCTATTAGCTCGTTGTAATGCTGCGGTATCGTGATGGATTCTTTGAAGTGTGTAAAAGTTTTCAATAGCCTGATTCACTTTTATTGCGGTGTCATATCTTAAGTCTGTCTTGCCATTAACTGCTCGGTAATAAGTTGAAGTTGGTACGTTTGCTAGTTTGAATGATTCAAGCAGAGACACTTTATGCGCCTCTGCTTTTGCTTTTAGTGTGTCAAGATAATTTTTCATACTATGTAACTGCATTGTTGCAGTCAGTATGTCAACCTATATGTGGTCTGGTGTTATTGATAACTCATTATTAATTATATCACGGATCATTGTATCAACTTCGCTTTCTTGTGCGCTAGTTAAAGTATTGTCTTGGTCTTGTAGTTCTATTTCTGATTTGTAATCAACTAATTGCTTCTGCACTTCGGCTGAAACCATGGTTGATAAATGCTTGTTGATTAAAAGTAAAATGTCAGTGTTCATTGTGGTTCTCCTTTTGGCGAACACCGCCTGTGCCTGCACAGTTACGGCATTCAAGTAAAGTCGTGTCAATGTAACCACTGGCTACACTGAACGACATTGGTACTGGGTTGGATACTATGAGGTATCCATCACCCAAGCATTGGTTGCAAGTTTCTAACTCTTCAGTAGGGGATGGAGTCATCGACTGTTGGCGGGACATATTGGTCCTCCCAGTTTTTGATTGCACGTTTAAGGAACTTCTCCTTGTCAAAGTTTTTGTTTACCTCTGCCATCTTGTCGGCCAACTCAACTATGTGAGTCGGCCAAGGTAGCATAGGCGCGATAACATCTGCAATAAACGGAATGTTTTGCAGATTAAGTATCGGGGCCACTGTAGTCATCTTCATCCTCCGTATAATGACGTGTTACTTCTGTACTTACAGTTGGAATTAAGTCTGCTTGTAAAAGCCCATACAGACCTATTGAATGTACTCGTTCTTGACCTTCTGAGTCTTGAACTTTTATTAGGAGATTGCGGCTACTAAAATTGTTAAACAATTTAGTAACCTCTAGTTTAATCTCAGTTATGTTATGTATATTTAGGTTATACATTAGGCGATTTCCTTCCAGTATTTAGAGTTAAACGCATTGACAAGCTGTGCTTCTCGTTGACGTTTAGCGTTTTCGGGGGAGCGTAAGCCCTCAGTATGAGTGGCCCAGCTAGTAAGACAATTATACAAAGCCCATTGGGTATTACCTAAGTGGCTGCGCTCATTGTCAAAGCCACCGATAAGATTTTGTAGTTGCTTATCGTTGAACTTTTCGTGTGATGCTTTGTGATTTACTTTGCATACTGTTTTCTTAAACAAGTTTTCTGCTTGCTCTGTAGTAACAGGTGTCTCGCGGTACATCTGCCAAACACCCTTATTGTTTTGGAACATTTCTATGCCGTCGGTAATTTTTTGTGCCGATGATTGAACATCTACATTTGTTGTGTGTTTCGCCCAAGTTTTGGCGACTGTATCTGCTGTAGTACATCCGTTTTTGCACCATAGACGGAAGGCTTCTGTCATTTGTTGAAATGCCCATGAACCGTCATATGAATTGTAACCCTGTACCCTTGCCTTAATGTAGTCGCCTACTTCTGGATCAGGGATAGCAATGTCATTGAATAGTATTTCCATACGCATCTTGGCGCCATTATCTATAACGTGTGTCTTAACGCTGTAGTCTTGGCTTATATTAGCGTCTTTGATGCTATCCATAAGCGCATTGTAGGCAGTGTCATGGGTAATAAGCTGATACTTGCTTTTGTGTACGCCAAGAGATTCATTGGTATCTGTGCGAATAAGATTGCGTAGCTTGGGTAGTTCCTGCCCCCTTTCATCAAAGACAGGTTCAAAGGCTACAGGAAAGGCCCACGCATCGGTGGCGGTAGTGGTGGTAGGTAAAGAATCAAGCATTGGTATCCTCCGTTGGCTTGAGTGAATTGTTAAAGCGATCAACTGCGCTTGGTATTTCTTTGGTAATTATATTTGCTAAGTTGTAAGCAATACTTTCTATTACATAATGTTGATAACCTTTATCTTTGAGAAAGTCCGTTGAATCGAAGAATTTGTTGAGTTGTTGTAGTTGTGAAACTGTAAACGTAACTGTGACAGGCAAGTTGTCTGCATCTGTAAACAGATATTTCATAGTAATTTACTCCTGAGTTGTGAGGAAAGTTGTAGGATTTATTAGGAAGTTTGGTTCGGGCTGAAATAGCCCTCACCGTAGTAACATGCCACCCTTCGGCTTGGTGGGAGGGTTGTGTGGTTCCTTGGGTGATGCGATAGTTGGTCGTTGAGTTATGGCACTTTATCCTGTGTGTTTTCACCGATCTCTGATCGGAGTAATTGAAAACGCATTGACCGCCTA